GCATTTGAGTCGACTATGGCCTTGAAAATACCAATGTTGGCTACGTTATTGATAAGAGTGGTGACAGTGGAGCCTGAGTACAGACGTGGTTGCTCCGGTTTAAGCTTGACCGACCTACCCGGGAGGTTCGTGTCTTTCACGACAATAGGTAACTTGCATTGGTCTACAAGTTTTTCCATATCGGCAAGCATGTTATCAGGAGTGATCCGGAGTAGGGCGTCAAAGACTGCAGGTCCGTGAGAAGCGTCACACCACTTTATATCAACGTTGAAGATGTATACCTCGCCGTTCCTGCGAACTGAAAGGCATGCATCATCAGAGAAGAACACAAAGTAATACGGGGTTGGAGGGTTGATGAGATTTCTAAAGACTCCCTCCAGAACGGAGGGTTCAGGCGTGGCTACGAATTGGTATAGGTTCCCACAGTATGAAAAGGGTGCAGATGCCATCGCCTTCTTGATCAGGTGTGTAACCCTAAATCCTTGAAGTGACGCGGCAACGCCAAGATCCCCAATCATACGTGGATATTTACCAGGTTTCGCAACCTCATCCTTCTTCATCTTGTAGAGCACTCGATGCAACCATAACCTCGTAGAGGTGTTGATGTTTTGATGAGTTCCTTCCTGAAGCTCAGCCCAAGCTTGAACACGGAGAGCCTTCTTCGGATGCGGGTCAGCGTGATGGTTCTCAATTTCATCTTGAGAGTTCACGTATTCCCCACACCTACTGACTATTTCCTTTTTCAAGTCTGAGAAAAAGCCCCAGGAATTGTTGTAGAAAGTGAGTTGAGAGCGGTAGTAAAATGAATTAAGTGCCAGGGACCCCCTAGACGCTGTTAGACGTCTAAGAGCCAGTCTAACGTTGTGATTACTGTTATCGTAGATCACTCCGCTATGAGCGACAGCAGGGCCGAAGACACTTCGGTAAGTGTTTTGTGGACGATGTGGAGACTCAGGAAATACCACCTCACCTCCTTGATACCACTGATGACCGCGCACACAAGTAAAGCTCCTGTTATAAACAAAGGCCTTGTTGGTTTCGCAGGTGATAGCAAGGAGTCGGTATAAGGGGCGACTCGTGAGTTGATCACGGAAGCCCCAAATTCTGAGTTTAAAGGACGTTGGGTTCTGTGAGGGTTCGAAGCAGCCATTTCCATGACACAAGCGAGCACACATTGGTTGACAATG